ACTAGAAGAACTGCTACTACTGCTGCTAGACGAACTACTGCTAGATTCACTGCTACTAGACTGATTGGTAGATCCAGAATCCTGTGTTCCAGCGTATACACCAGAATCGGTAACTGTACCACTTGCCTCTTGCTGTTGTGCAACCGTAAAGGCAACCTGAGCAGATGCAGAACTGGTTGCGAACGTTCTATCACCATAATCCTGAGAGGATGCTCTCTTGGTGACTGCCACACGACCAATATCACTTTCGTAGGTAGTTTTGTCAGTTAGGTAACTTTCATCAATTACACTAAATGTCTTTTTGAGGTCATCTTCATCAACCTCTTCATTTGGCAAATATTCGACTAAATCAGTAAATTCTGAAATGAAGTTAGCAAGGAATGCTGGTTTCAACAGGTAGACATTACGTTTATAGTCATTACTCGCTAATTCGTTCTCATAGTTAGTCACAGGTTTTACCTTATCAAGGTAAATTGTGCCATTTGAGTCTGTATACTTATAATCAGCATTTACCTCAAGACCACCCTCAAGAAGCAATTCACCCTGATTGTTTCTAATTTCTACTGTCTCATAATGATGAATAGTCTCAGGATTATTCTTATATTTCCTTTCAACATAATCCATCAATTCTGCCTCACTCATAGGCCATTCATTGTAGATATTGATGATATTATTAGCGAGTAAGATCACCCAATCTAGTTTAGGGTCACCATATGCCTTCTCAGCAACATTATCAGGTCTCTCATTACCCTGTACAGAGTATTGCTGGAAACCAAGAAGTGCACCACTCAGGTCGTCTCTAATCTTGATACGACGAAAGATGTTTTTCGCTTGTACATAGGGATCTACACCCTGCTTGCGAATACTGTCCAAACGTACATAAACGTTTGGTAAATAGGAAAAATAATTACTCATTGATCAGTTAGCATATCTCTGGTGAGGAAGGCGGTTTCATCGAACTGTAGAGTAAGTTCGTACGCCGATGGACCATAATCATACTCATCTGCATCACCAGTGGCACCATTTCTAATGGTGTTCAACTGACCGTCTGGTGTCATATTGACTGACATATTAGTCAGGACACATTTTGTAGGAAACTTCATCATGAACGATAACGTCTCGGGTTTTGACATGTTGTCAGACACCTCATTGCCAGCGTTTTTGTATCGTACGATGCTGAGTTGGAAGAAGTCGGGGATTGTGAGCCAACGGTCTCCTCTGCCTGCTCCACTATCGATAGCAGTAAACAAAGCACCCGAACCTCCAGAACTACCATTTTTCCCAGGTAGCATGGATACACGGAGTGTTTGTACAATTTTTGTAATTGCCACAACATCTTCAGGACTCCTCGGCGCTAGTCTAAAGTTAAAACTATGCTTTCTATAGTCCGTACCTTGGAACGTCGTCTCTTCGTACGGGTTAAGAATTGCTTTCGCCGTGAGTGCAGTGATGTCGTTAAACGACAGGTTCGTCTGCCCCATGTTTGCGAGGTTGGCACCTGATGCTGCAACCTGACCAGCAAGTTGCGACTTGAGTTGTTCAGCAGCAGATGATATAGTATTACCAATGTCACTTGTGCCGTCTTTTACACCTTTCATTACCGCCATACCACCACCGCCAACGGCGACTTGGTTGTATCGTGTAGTGTAAGTTTCGACAAGACCCGCAGGTAAGTACAGATAAATTGTCTCTTTTGCTGTGCCAGAGGACGTACGACCTGGAGTACCCCCACCTACATAACTGTAGGGGTTATTCGATTTGCTGTCATAAATATCAATTTTAAGGTAGTCCATCGCCTTTGTAGGGAAGGACATATCACTACCGACTGCAGCTCTACTTCCGTTTGTCGTTGTTCCTACTGGTTTTACCCTGGGAAATACTAATGCCATGAGTTATACTGGAAAATACAGACCATCACGACCCGAAAAATATAAAGGTGATCCCACAAATATTATTTATAGGAGTTTATGGGAAAGAAAGTTCATGGTATGGTGTGACAAAAATGATAATGTACTTGAATGGGGTTCGGAAGAGATTATCATCCCGTATGTTAGCCCTGTTGATCGTCGCGTTCACCGCTATTTTCCAGACTTTTATGTCAGAGTCCGAACAAGGACTGGAAGGTATGAGAAGTTCATTATCGAGGTTAAACCCAAAAAACAAACTGCTCCGCCCAAAAGACAAAAGCGAGTAACCAGAAAATATCTTTCTGAGGTGAAAACTTATGCAGTGAATGAGGCGAAGTGGAAAGCAGCAGAGGAATACTGTGCTGATCGTCTCATGAAGTTTATGATACTCACCGAAAAAGAACTAAAGGTATGAGCGTATACACAGACGTTATGGATCTGCAAGGATTCAAGCGAAAATCACGATCATGGTACAGAGATCAGGTAAGAGCACTTCTGGATCCTCTAGATGGCATGCCTGCATTCGGTGACGTGGTGTTTTACTCATATCAGGCAGAACACGCCGATAAACTGAAATTCTGGGATAAGTACCCGATGACACTTATCACAGACATTGATGTAAGTCAGAATAGTTTTGCAGGCGGTAATTTACACTACTTGAGACCAACTACACGGGTATCTGTAGGTAAATCTATCAAAGCGGGTGCTATCTCATACCCTCGCCGCTGCTATCATAAATACTTAATATCTAATGCTAGTGGATTCTATAAGGTCCCTAGGGAAGAATTAGAAGACATTGGTAAACTGCCTCTGGAGCAGTTTGTTAGCACTGTTATGGGTCGAAGCATCGACATTCCCAGTTCATTTGTTTGGAGTCGTTTATAGTGGCATTTACCACACCAAATTCATTTACAGAGTTTATGGATTGGGTTCGCACTGGAGGTGCAGAACCCGCTAGATCAAACCTGTTCTCAGTATTCTGTGGATTCCCCGCAGTTATTAGAGATCGACCGTCGTATGACTTCCGTAAGTGGGCTGAGTATGTTAACTTTGCTGCTGACGATGTAAACGTACCTAGTAGACAGGTCACCACTGGTGAGGTTAGAGACCACGGTATATCACGAAAGTATGCAACTGGTCAGGTAAACTCACCTATTACAATCTCATTCCTAGTCACAAAAGATCTCTGGATGAGACAAATCTTTGAGCAATGGATGCTAGAGATTGCAGGTGATCAGGAGAACCGTACTGCATTCTACGATCAATACACTACTAATATCCTCATTCAAAAGTGGGAGGTTGGTAGTAACATTGTCTATCGTGATCTAGACAAGACTGTTGGTGGTAAGAACCCTGAAGTACGTTTGAACAGAGTTACAGGTGTATGGCAACTGTTGGGTGCATTCCCAACAAACATCAGTGTCATGAACCTGAACAATGAGTCAACAACGCTCATGAAGATGGACATTGAGTTCGCTTATGAGAGGTATCGTTTCTCCAGTGTCCTAGGTAATGTCGGTTGGGCAAACCAACCTGATAAATACGTGGACCACTTCAGTGCGGTACGTGACTTCCTTGACATCGATGATGTTGGGGGTAGACCCGATCAATCTGAGGTAAATGACTTCGGAATTTGACCACTAAATAACTATATGATAATTGTGAATCATTATGCCATTACCTAAATTAGCGATTCCTGAATACGAGTGTACATTGCCCGTAACAGGACTGAAAGTCAAATATCGTCCTTTCTTGGTGAAAGAAGAAAAACTTCTCTACCTTGCCATGGAATCTCAGCAAGAGAAAGAAATGGTGACCGCAGTGAAGACTATCATCAAGAACTGCACTGATTTGAAGAAAAACCTAGACAAACTACCCACCTTCGAGATTGAATATATCTTCCTTCGCATTCGTGCAAAGGCAGTTGGTGAGATTAGTGAGTTCGTGGTTACCTGCCCCGATGACAAAAAGACAACGGTAGATGTCAAGCTTCCATTGCAAGACATTACTGTTACCATCCCTGAGGGACACACCAAAGATATTGATCTTGATGGAAAAATCAAGATGGAAATGAAATATCCTTCTATGGATTTCTTCATTGATTCCAATATGAAGGATGAACCCTCTATTGAAGACATGTTCAAACTTTCTGCTCAGTGTATCGATAAGATATACGACGACGAGGAGATCTATGACTCTTTCACCTTGAAAGAAGCACAGGATTTCATCGAAGGACTTAACTCTGAACAATTCCAAAAAGTTCAGCAGTTCTTTGATACTATCCCCAAACTCCGTCATGACCTTACGGTCACAAACCCTAAGACAAAAGTTGAAAGTACGATTCCTCTTGAAGGACTCGCCGCTTTTTTCGGATAGCACTAATGCATGATTCGCTTTTGAACATGTATCAAGTGAACTTTGCTCTGATGCAACATCATAAGTATAGTCTCACCGAACTAGAAAATATGATGCCTTGGGAACGTGATGTATATGTGAATCTACTCCTTGCTCACCTCAAAGAAGAGGAAGC